GTTCTTGATGTCTTCATTGATAGGTGAACTTACTATCTTATATTTTAGTTTTGATCCTGTTTGGACAGCCTTCATAAATTTTTCTGCGGTTTTGCGGGCGCTGCCATGTTTGTTGTCACTGAATTTTCTGGAGTTTTCCCAAGTTTTACCGTCATCACTAGATACATGAACATCATGTTTATGATATGTTGATGGTTTTGCATGATGATACTTTATATCTTCGGTTGGGCCATATCCTTTCGGTGTCACATCTTTTACTGTAAACTTGACTTTTGGTTGTTTCTTATCTGCTTTCCAATCACCAGATTTCCAAGAACCTTTCTTAACATTTCCGTCCTTGTCAAAATGTCTCTTGAGATGGGGCGGTAATTCTGCTTCTTTGATATTGCGTTGTTGTTTCTGGTCTTTAATCCATGCTTTTGCTCGCCTGTCTTGAGGTGGTCTCTTTGACCAAGCCATAAGACTTCTATATACAGACAACGCACCTTTTTTAAAATCGGCACCATCTGAATTGTCTACGATGTACATATCGCCTTTAAAAAGGTTTGAAAATCTACCAATGTTTTGTTGTACTGATTTCCACATTGGAGTAATAGCAGCTTTTCCCAATGTTCTGGTTCTTGCTTGGTCTCTGCCGACAGCAGTTTGTAGGGATGTATTTACCATTATCATGGCAGTTTCGTATCCCAGTTTTTCTAGTTCTGCTTTTTGTTTTGATATTTTGTCGTACTCTCTACCAGTACCGTCAATGACTAATCCAAGTCTTCCGTCAAGATAACTATCTTGTCTTTTTTGTGTTAAAAACTTAGCGCGGTCTCTGAGAGATTGACCTTTTGTTGAAAATATGTCCGCTGCTTTTTGACTTAATCCAGCTTTTTTTAGTGCGATTTCAAATTGTTGGTCAGAATTGACTATCTTGAACCCTAGTCCATTTAGACCTGTTTGTCCAACCATGAAAGACTTACCAGACCCAGGCCCGCCGGCAAGGAAAACTGCTTTGAAGATAGCAGGGTCATTAACTCCCTCTTCAAGCTCAGGCGTGTCTACAAAGTCTGCAAAGGTCTTTTCCATAGTATGACTATTTATAAAGATTGTATCTGTGGCGCAAGACTTTGAACCACCGCACCAGCGAATACTTTTAACTTAATGTCATCTATATCCGACTCTATTGCTTTGATGTCTTTAAAGTCTTTTACTAATTCATTATATTCAGAAAAACTTAACATACCAGAATCTAATAATTCATTTAACTCTGCAAGTTTTTTCTTATAATGTTCTATGAGAGTTTTCTCATCCATTTTCACTCCTTAATTAAAATGGTAAGAGATTCCTTTTCCTGTGTCCATTCCACGCAATGAATCCCGCCAGTCGCAATGACCAATAGGAAAGTACATTGAATAGATAGAACCCATTTACATTGATATTAATATCTTTGAAAACCTCATCCATCCACTTTTGGTCTTTCGTTCCTATGGTGTCCTTTTTACCTTTCAGTAGTAAGGTTTCATACTTATATCCATAATCATGAACCAAACCACCGACTAGCATTATACCTACTGGAGAGAAAAATGTTCTCAAAAATTTAGGAATACTAGCACCATCAAACTGGAATCCTTTCGGAATCACATACTCAACATCATCTATTGTGTAGTGCCAATCTTTGGTTACTTCCCAATTTCTAGTAGATAAAAACCAGTGAAACACTGACCTCCAAAATCCTTTACCTTTTGTTTCTATAACAATCGGTCTTAGATTAGGCATCTCCTTCATAGAAAATGTCAAATCCGTTTTCTCTCTCATATCTAATTTATCAATCACCCAACCAACTAAAAGTATAATTATTAAAACTGTCCACATCCAAAAACTCATAGCCAAATCTAGCAATACTGCCATTCCATATCCTTCCCTGTTATGTTAAATAGATTCCAACTTGGACATCAATCTCTCTGCCCTGTTAGTGACTTGTTTATACCATCGACTATCGCGTCCTTCGATAGCAGCTTGTTTCCAATTCTGTTGTTCTAATGCTTTATGCATGTTTTTAAACTTACCAAGTCTAGTCATACCCATATTAAATATCATATTAATACAGATATTTTGGACTTCCTCTGGCCACTCACAAAATCCAGACCAGCCGTATAGATTAACGGCATCTCGGCAGGCAATTCCGATATCTTGTTTGAAGAGTTCGATGACTCTTTCTTCTGAGACTTCATCTCCAACTTCGTATTCTGATTCTTCGTCCTCTTCTTTAATGAGATGGCCGATTCCACAGGTGGGATACCCAAGGTGGTCAAGGTAGACTTCATATTTTACTCCTTCATCCTCTTTTAGTTGCTCAAGAAGTTCTTCTCTATCTGATACTTCTTCATAGTATTCATCTGATAAATCTTCTGGAGCTCCAATGCCTGGCCCACTTACCTTTTCACCATACAGACCCCATTTTCCATTTGGGAAATCATTGTCTGGATGTCCGTGGGGGGCAGAAAATTTATCAAACTCCAATCCGTTTTCGGGTAATAATCCCTCTAAATATTTTGACATTATTTTATCCTCTTAAAAATTGTGAAAAAGTGTTGTAGGTTTCCTCTTTTAACTCCATTCCCTTTTTCACATCTTTAAATAGAGCTTGAGACCCACTATACCCAGCAGGCAACCCTCTTTTGAATGAGTTAAAATCATTGTTCTTGACAAATAATCTCATCTTACTAGCACTTATACCAGTTACGCCTTCCGCGTCTGGGTCTCTTGCACCAGCAGAGATAACATCTATTTCATCAAATTTAAAATCTTTACCGTTGTATCTATCCAGTATTCTCTGGAATTCTTGAACCCTATCAGAACCAGCAACCATAATAACCTTGTCATACTTTCCTGTAAGTAGACCTAACTGTTTTATAAAGTTTGGATTAACTCTATCAGATGCCTTAAATTTAGTTCCTGTAAACATCTTTTTAAGATGGGCAACTTTTTTCTGTGGTGTTAGTGGATTCTTGTGTTTATCTTGACTGTGACTAACCACAATAAGATGGTCTGCTCTTTCTCTTTGAGCAAGTTGTTTTACTTTCTGGATAAGTTTTCCGTGTCCCGCCGTGGGTGGGTTCATCCTACCAAATGCATATACTAATGTTTTCATCTATCCCACGCCTTAATTGCTGTAAAATTATTATAACTGAATTCCATTCTGTCTACTAGTTTGACCGCGTTACCAGAAACCCTATCTATAGCAACATATCCTTCTGGATTTGTAACTTTAAATCCCTGTTTGGTTCTAACAAAGGTATCCATTAACTGTTTTACTCTATTCAATTTACTAACGATTATCATTTTCGCCTCTACCATAGAGTTCTGAAAATTGATGACATTTGTAAGAAGAGCATTATACTTGGATAATTCTCTTAGAGTTTCAGTCTTTCTTTTTTCTAGTTGACTTTTGGATTTCTCCGTCTTTAACTTATTTATCTCTGAATCAAATTTGTCTTCTACCCATTTTGCATATCCAGACACATGTCCAGCGACATTTGATATCTTCGCACCAACTTTTACTTTTGAATTGTTATAGGTTTTGATGTTCGCGCCAACCATTTTGCCCGTAAACCCATTTTGAAATTTTAAGAAATTGCTCAATTGTGCTGAATTTATTTTCTTAAATATCCTACCACATTGTGATAACTTCGTGGTTACAGCGGCGGTTTCTGATTTTGTGAATGTGGAAGTTCCACTAGTATCTCTATAACTAGCATCATCCATCCAGACATTTTTTGATTTTCTGAGACCACTAATGTTTACACCGAAAGATGCCTTCATACTCTCCAGTGTATTACCAATATATGTAGTATGCCACACCACACCAATTTTAGCCGCTTTGATTTTCTGTTCCAGTTCTGACATCTTTGGAACAGCATAGACTATAGTGTTTGGTTGGAATGTAGTGTATCTTTCACCATCAATGGTCTCGGATTCAAGTGAACCAGAAGTGAACATTAGGTCACCCTGTAATACACCCTTGATTCCGAGTTTGCTAAATTCTTGTAGCGCGATTGTGAAGGCTGGTTTTAGTGCTTGTGGTAATTTACTATCTTTGTTTATCTCTTGTGTAGACTTGTATAATAGTGGTGTCTTGTTGAATACACCTTTCTTAGCAACAAAGAATTTACCATCACTGGGGTCTATACCAGCAAATATAGCGGGTGCGCCATCCCACTTGACTGTCATGTTTACAGATGAACGAGAACTTCCCGACAGCATATCTCTCAATGACTGTAGGAAATTGATTGCACCACGAGCACCACCTATCCCGAAATTAAGAATTTCGTCTTCTAGGTGTTCAAGATGTAGGTTCTTACCCTGTGCATCTTCGTTTAGATATGATAAAAATCCGACCATTAATTACTTCTTCCATAAACATTGTGTTTCCACTATTTATAAAAAACCAGCTAGGCGTTTTTTGGCTCGGATTTATTTTTGTCGCTTTTTTCTTCAGAAGAGTCTTTAGGTTTTTTGAGCGACCTCAACTCAGCGCGAACTGCCTTGAGTTCTTCTTTGACCTTCAACTTCTCCTGTATCTCATGGTCTAATCCAATTTTTTTCTCTTCATAGTTCCTCAGAAGAACTTGAACATTGGCATTAGCAGTTGACAACTGTTCACGCAAGGCAACCCTTGCTTGTTCAGCGATAGCAAAATTTCTTTCTAGGAGTTTCATTTGAGCAAAGACTTTCCACTTTTCAACATAGTCAAGTTCTAATGCGTGTGATAGTGCCTTGACTGTTTCGGCATCGATATCTTCATCATATAAGTTATCAAAATCATCCATTATTTTTGGATTTACGACTTGTTCTTTCAAATCTTTCAACTCTTCGGGCATGTCCTTCATAACAAATTCTGCGCCTTCCAATACTTTCTTTATTTCTTTTACCATAATATTACCTCATAATTAAAAAAGGGGACTTATCGTCCCCATTATTTATACAACTTTTATATAACTATTGACAATTGAATACTCCATTTCCGTCATTGTTACATGTGATAGGGGTTCCCAAATCTGTTCCAAATTGCTTGATTGTCGCGTTAAAATCTGCAAGAATCTGAGCAAAGTTAGTATCACTACTAGTGGTATAAGTTAACCAATCTTCATTGGTTTCATGAATACCTAACATACCTTGAATACCTAAAGTTTCAGCTGCATCAATACCATACTGACCCATAGTAAGTATATTATTCATACCAACTGTAGAAACAGTACCAACAGTAGTCAATCCTGTGGTAGCAATACTATCAACTGTAGTAAAACCAGTTGTAGCAATACTATCAGCAGTATTCAACCCAGCGAGACCAAGTGTAACAGTCTGGTCACCAGCGGTATTTAATGCACCAAATCCAGCGAGAGCAACATCAACTGTTGCCTGTCCACCAGCAGCTGCAACATCAGCCCACTGTCCACCCATGTTACTAATCATATTTTGTTGACCTAATTGGATATCCGCGTTTGCCTGCATAGAAGCCATTTGAACTTCGGCAGCCTTGTTAGCGGCGTTCTTAGCAACATTTGCTTGAACGATACCCAACCCCAGTGTTCCGATAGTTGGTGTCAAGACTTGCGCCCATTTCAGAGCAGAAGATTCGACATACTGTGGAACGATTGTGTCTTCATTTGATAGTGCGATTGCCATAACAGCTGCGGATGCAGCCTGACCATCACCACTAGATGCGACTTGAGCGAGAGCTCGATATCGTGCTTCAGACACTTTAGCTTTCGCTTCTGCTGCCCTTTGCACGGCTTCATAGTAATTACCACCAGAGGCTGAAGCACACCCCACATTTACTACTGAAATCAAAAAGATTGCAGTAATCATTTTGAGCCATTTCATAACAATGTCCTCTTTTCGGTTATGAATTGAGTGTGTCACTTAATTGACACTTACATATTTATATTGAAATAGCATCGCGTAGAGTGGTAATATTCACAATTAGGAACCGTCTGTAATAGAACCTAACTTCTTTTTAACTCGTTTCATACTGTCACGGACAGCGACTGATTTTTTATCTTTCTTTCCATAATCATCTGCAAGAGCTGATGTTGGATTTGAATCCGCGATTCTGGATAGAACATCTTTAAATCCACCATCGGTTTTTACCCTATCTCCAACGCCACCCATATTCAAATTCGGGGCAGATGGCACTTGTCTAAAGTGTGGATTTTTTTTCATCATTCTATCTTTGTCATCAATCTTCATCATGACTTCAAAGATTTCACCTGTTTCGGTGTTCTCAATTTCGTAAATTGGCATTAGAATAATCCTCTATAATGTGTTAAGAGACCAATGGCCAGAAGGATTGTACTAATAACATTCATGATGATTATCGCCCTATCTTTCCATAGAATTCCAACATAAGTCCAACCAATCATTCCTACAAATCCAAACCACATATCGTATATGCGTGGATAATCAGCAGCTCTTATGGTAAGGGCAATCAGAATAAGAATTGAAGAAGCCCATTTCACATACCAACTAAGGTCATACTTTGGTGTAGCTGATTTAAAAATCCTTTTGGAATTTTCTAGTTCTTCGGGGGTGAATTTTGGTGACACCTCTGCTTCCTCTTTCTTTTCCTCTTCTAAAAAAAGTTCTAGTTGTTTAGGGTCTTCGTCATTCATCCTTGGTCTTATATAAGTTTTGTTCCACTGGTTCTAGTCCTACGACTACTCGAGCAGCATCCCTAACCTCAGCGGATACAGCAAACCCAAACCCTTCTGGGTCTAGTAATCTATATATGAATTTATATGCGTCTAAAATTTCTTGAGCAAGCGGTTCATGTTCATCATCCCACTTTGAAATTTCATCAGCAATTCTTTGTAATTTTTCGGTCATGTTATAATCCCACTTGTGAATTTACGATAAGATTTTTGTACATCCTCATTCGTTGGTGATACAAAAATAATCCCAGCAGAATAAAATGTCATCTCATCGGGATTCTCAACACCAGTGAGGCAGACTCCTCGAGCAAAACCCATGCCTTCATTTGTTGTAATCAACATGCGTGGGTCATTTAATTTCAGTCGCGTGTCTGTTTCAAAAGCAAGTTTACCTATAAACTCACCAGCGGGTGTAATCACCGATACTATATCATTCTGATTCATAATTTCTCCAATTAATAAAGGTTGGGGGGCGTTTTCATTCCCCCCTTGGATGTTCGGTCATCAACCTATACAGACTTTAGCAGGCATCCTGTATTCGCCTTAAAACTATGAAGCGTTTTGAAGTTTTTCCTCTTCCCACTCCAAGTCATCAAGTTCATACTCAAAATCATCTTTCTTATTTTCAGCATCCCTTTTCATGTCTTCAAATGGTTCTACCAAATTGTACATGGCAGATTCAAGATTGTTAACCGCCTCACGAACTTCGCTGATTTTCCATTCAAGTTCTTTTTTCAGTTCTTGACTTTTTTCGAGACTTAACTTCAGTCCCAAATCATCGGCAATCCCTTCAACAGTGAGATAAATGTTACTAGGAACATCATTGTACTTGATAACTTTTGTTTCTTCATTCACCTTGCGAACAGCAGAATCAATGTTATCTACAATTTCTTCCCATTTATTTATCTGGGTTTTAAGGAAACCTTTTTCAGCAATTATATCACCAATCATTCTCATTCTCCTACCGTAAGTACTGAGGGCCAGTCCATCTTACCCAACCAGTTCCTTTACCTTCCATCATGGCAAAAACATTGCCTCTAGGTTTGTTCCTAGCGGGGGCAGCCCAACCAGCGGGTTTTAAAACATCACCCTTTTGAAATAACTTATCATTGTCACCCTTGACAATGAATCCCCAGACTGAATTGTCTGAAATAATCTTGATGTATTTCTGACCTTCTTTGACAACCAGTTTATCAGCGAACTCAGCAATGCGAGCATCTCGCCTTTCTTCTCCACCAAAATCATTGACTTCAAAAGAACGAGTAGACCACCTCGCGTAGTCTTCGTTGATTAAGGTTAGTAGGTTTTCGATTTCTTTTTGCATATTTTCTCTCACTTCTCTAATTTATATGATCATGATCCCATATTTTGACCCAAATGTCAAGGGCCAAAGCGAAAAAAAGTGAAATTAAATATCGTTCTAAATCAACAACTTACTTAAAATCTTACTCTAGGCGAGTTTAAAAACTGGTTTACCCTGTTCACAGCCTCCCCTTTATGCATCCTCCGACACTCTTTTTGACTGCTGCCACCTATAGTTTCACAGTATATGAGAGTATCATCTGTATTGTTTTTGAATGTGGGTGGTATACCCTGTCCACTAGCGCATCCCGCTAGCAAAGTAATCGTTGCGAGTCCAACCGCAATTTTCACTAGTTTTATTCTCCTTATATCTAGGGGTTATTGTTTACTGAATGCCTTACCAGCTTCTGCAATACCGAAAGCACCCAATGTGACTACCACAAATGAAGTGTAGATTGTATCCGATATAGTTATATCTTGACCCCAAAACCCTGTTACTAGGTCAACAATACCAAACGCGAGCATCATGATAAATGATGCAAATCCTATGATGGATTTTTCGTTGATATCGTTCTCGTCCCTAAACAGAGCACCAAATGAAAATTTTGTACTTGGTTGTGCAGCCTTGGTTGTAATCTTCAACTCTTTTGTGATTTTTTCCATCTCCCTAATCTTGTCTTGCGCTTCGTCAAGTTTCAAAATTAAGTCGGTGTATCTATCTAAATCAACATCTACCTTATTAGTTCCTGTGTCAATCGTTTCCTTTGCCATTTGATTCTTCTCCTAATGGTTCTTCATCATCTGACATAACAGTTCTATAATACACAATCACTTCTTTAGTTTCTTTCACGAATCGTTTAATCTCTTGCAGATTATACGCCATGAGCTCATAGTCTGGAACAGACATGGCCACAAAGACCATCTTTCCAGATTCCTTTTCTATCTTAGTAAGAAATTCGTCTAAATTTTTATCGGATACGACATACCACTTAGGTTCTTTCATATCGATGGGTCTAGGATACACAGGATGCTGTATAGGTATACGCACCTCTACGGTTTTGATTTCTACCTCACGCGGTTGTTTTGGTATTAAAGAACAACCACTAATTATCAGCATCAAACTCAAAACTGGAATCAGTTTCGAGGCTGTCAAATACTTCTTTTGTTGCATTATTCACCCTTGGTTCAATTAGGCCTGGTTTAGCAGCTGCAAGTTTACTAAGGTCATGTCTACGAAAAATATCAAGGTATCTTGTCATTTCCGCTTCAATCTCAGCATTCTTAGAAGTCAACTCACCAAGCGCTTTTGCTTGTGTTTCGTATTGTTTAGACATCTTATCAATGGTTTCATTTTGTGTAGCGACTTGCAATTCCATCGCCATATTATATTCACGAAGCTCAATGAGTTCTGCCTGAGTGTTTGTATAGTACAAATACCCGACAATCCCACCAGCTAAAATGACACCAAATAATACTTTACTAATCATATTACTATTTATACTTTTATATCCGACAAGTTCATACGAGTGCCGAAACTTCCTTTATCAAATACTGGTTGGTCATCTTCCTGTCCAGAGTCTACCAGATTTTGTTGAGCATCATCCAAATCAAACAATCTCATCTTCGCCCTGTCAACACCAATCATAAATCGTTTGTTTCTTGTAGGGTCACTGTATCTATTCTTCAACTGTTTGACCATCATATGACCTTGTTGTTCTAACTCTTCTGTACTTATAAGAGCAAACATCAAGTCTGCGGTTGCAGGCAGTCCAAAACTTTCTGAAGTATCCGTCAAATCAACATCACTGTTGTTAAACCCACCTCGCGTGGTCTGGGTTGCGGATACTATTGGTAAATCATACTCTACTGCCAGTCCCCTTAGTTCCTCAGCGATTGCCTTGACTATGGTATATGAGTTTGCACCAGCATTATTTCTGAGTCTTTGACTTACACAAATGTTTAGATAGTCGATAAAGATTATGTCTGGATAGAAATTTTGTTTGAGTTTCAACTCTTCAAGAAGTGCTCTGAAATGACCAGCATGAGCAGTAGCAGTTGGATATTCTTTGACAATCAATCTACCGTCAACTTTGTTTTTGATTTTCTGAATACGGTCTGTGTACATGGACTTGGATAAGTCTCTCAAATCTTGCATGGAAACATCCATCATGTTCGCATCAATTCTTTCAGCGATTCTTTCCTCTGCCATTTCCAATGTGATATACAAAACATTCTTACCTTGAGCAATCATGGATGCACCCACATGACACATGAAAAGAGATTTACCAACACCTGTACCAGCAAGAGCGATATTAAGTGTCTTGTTTATCAATCCACCTTCAGTAATCTTGTTGAAATACTCTAGGTCAAATGGCAACTTCTCTTCGTGTCTATGATAGAAATCAAATCGTTGTTCAGCATCACCCACATAATCGTGACCAATGTTGTTATCAAACCCAACACTAAGAGCATCGGACAATATAGAAGGCAGAGCATCTACTGAATGTGTTTTATCCTGTCCATCGATAATCTGAATAGATTGCATGATAGCATTGTAAACTGCCTTGTCTTTACAGAACTTTTCTGTCTGGTCAATCAACCATCTGTTATCAACATCCGATTCACCAAGACTATTGATAAGTCCCTCACATTTTTCATAGAGGTCTTCAGTAATCTTTCTGTTATCTTGTAAGGCAATTTTAATTGCACTGACTTGTGGTGGTGAATTATATGCAGTAACATAATCACGAACACATTTGAATACTTCACGGTATTCAGCATCTAAGAAATAAGATGCCTTTAAATGTGCAATTGATTGTCTGACATACTCTTCGTTATGTATCAGATTCGATAGTATTGTTTGTTCTAATCTCATTATAAAAATCTTCCTTCACTTCTTCAACACACTTCTCACAGAGATATGCTTCTCCATCCGCGTGTCGAAAACATATTCCAGCATCGTTTTCTAAATCAATGCCAGTCCCACACCTATCACACTTCGGAGTAGGCATCCTGTATGTCCTCTTCACTCACCTCTGACTGCATAATAGAGTCAGCAGACATCAAGTATCTGTCCTCAATCCACTGGATGAAAGTTTTGTCACTAAGGATTGGAATCCAGAAATCCTTGTTGTATGTATCTTTAAGTCTGAATTTCGGCGCATCATCGTCACCAGATTTCGCATACCATCCGTTTGATGGTTTGACAACATGACCAGACTCAAGAGCCATATCAAGGAGACCAGACCACTTGCTAATGCCACCTTCCCAAGTAACCTCGATGGGTATACGCGACTTCTCCCGAACAAATCTTGACTTCTCGACATTAATAATAAAGTTGTATCCTACAACATCCTTCCCTTGTTTCTCTTGTTGTCTTCCAATGATAAAGATATTGTCAGCACTATAATATACACCAGTTCCCCCAGACACTACATCTTTGGGGAACAAGCCAATTTCTTTATATGTGTGGTTTACAACCACCGCTGGAATATCTTTGATTGTTAGGTGAGGAGTCACCATACGAAACAGGGATTTCATTTGTTTTGCACGAGTCATATCGGCAACCGATTTACCATCAAGCGCATCATCAACTTCTTTACGCGAGGCAAGGTTACCTACTGAGTCCACAATAATAATTACTCGGTCACCTCTTTCGATACCTTGGAGTTGGGACATCACATCGTGTTTGAGTTGTTCTATGTCCGTGACAGGTGTATGAACAACCCTATCTGTATCTATGCCGAAACTGTCGAAATATCCTTGAGGAGCGCCGAACTCTGAATCATAAAATAACACCACTCCATCATCGTATTTATCTAAATAAGATTTTGACAATAACATGGCAAAAGCAGTCTTGAAATGTTTGGATGGGCCAGCAAAAACTGTTAGACCTGTACTCAACCCACCATCCAACTTACCACTCAATGCCACATTCAAGGCGGGTACAGTTGTCTGAACTATATCTTTGTTGTTCAGAAATTTACTCTTGGATAAAACTTCAGTTTGTTTTATCGTTGAGTTCTTTTTTAATTTATCTAATGTGCTCATATTCACTCCTAAAATAATAAACCCTCAAGAGAAGCAACCTCTTTTTCAGGCACACCTTTTCTTTTAAGGTGTAGTTTGTGTCCACCATGCATTTCTCTGTTTTCATATGTTTCTATAACATGACAGTTCTTACAGATAACTATGCATTTTCTTATCTCTTCTTTCAGTTCTCTCATTCTATCTTTATGTAACTGAGAACCGTACTTTGGTATCCTTGAAACCAAAACTCCCATTCCACTACCAACTGGGCCATTCTTATACATCCAATGAGACTTTTCTTCTGGATTCACATGTGCGAAATCTAAAGCAAGTCCATGTTTGTTATACCCACATCTAGCACAACCTTTTATTTTTTTGTAGTGCCAGAGTTTTCGAGTAAGTCTCTGTCGATAGTTCATTACCCAAACAAATCCTCCAATGTTGCTACTGGTCTAGTCTTCCAATCCAAACTGGTGACTATAGTAGTCAATGGGTCAATAAATGCTTTCTCAAACATTGTTTCATAATCAATGTAACGATGCAAGTCAAACTCTTTCGGCATAAGACCATTCATCGCCACGGTATTTTCTCTCACATGGTTAGGTTCTTTCAGATAGAGGAATTTAATCTTGTCACCATCTTGAATGGTTTGATACTTCTTCTCTAGTTTCTGAGTCCTAAGCAAGTGATTGTAAACCAAGGCACCCCGAACATGCATCGGTGTTCCTTTGGTATAAACTGTTTCTCTTGAGGCATACTTATCAATGTTGTTACATCCGCGTGGGAAGGCAATTTCTTCTGGAGACATTTTACTAAATGCCTGCCATGTATCCTCAACAAACTCCTGTAATTCTTTTTCATCCTTGTTCAAACATAACTCAACTGCATGTTTGAGACTTTCCCTAACTGGTGCTGGTGTAGAAGACCTTACAATCTCCAGACCCATCACCTTGAGTTTAGGTTCCTTGTATCGGACACCTTCATTGTCCCATACATTTAGTGCATATCTTTTCTTTGCAACCCAGATACCAGTATCCGCAATCGCCTCGCGTTTGAAGAATATCTTGGGTTGGAATACATTCATGTACTCACCAAGTTCAACCATTCTACCATTGATTGCTGGTTCTAGTTTGTTCTCGACAAAGTTGTCAAGTATGTTAATAATCTCATCACGAGATTTACCCTGTAGATGTTCTTCCACCATCTTATCAAGAGTCACATAACAACTATCAGTATCAGTATAGAAAGAATACTCAACATCCTCCGTACCAAGAAACTTGTTTAGAAACTCATCAACTGCCTTACCAGTATCACGAATGATTAACTGACCAGTTAGTGTGATTGCCTCTGCGATGCGTTCATCGAAATATCTGAACCACTTGTTACCTATCGCACCAAAGAGAGAGTTCAATTGAATCTTTCTTGCCATCTGGAAGTTGTTGAACTTCGCAATATCTTTCTTGAGTTCTGGATTCTTGGTATCCTCAAAATCCTGTTCTGCCTTCTTCATGAGTTTTTTGTACTTCTGTCTGTCATCAAAAAACTTCTGAGTAATTTCTGCCATGAATCCTTGCGTGTTTCTAGCAAACATATAACCGTTGGCTGCCATGGATAAGTCTGCTTCCTTCAACCTCTTGAGAACATGTTTCCTTTCCAGAATACTATCAACCGTACAGTCCAGAGGTTTATGTCCCTCTGCCAACATCTCTGGTGATAGATTATGTTGCATGATGATAGATGGATACAGAGAAGTCGCATCAACTGATACAACCCACTTGTACTTACCCACCTTCGGGTCTTGCACATAACCACCAGCAAATCCCTTGGAGAAGTGTTCCTTCTTCTGAGGAATCATAATGTTCTTTTCAAGCAGATGATTGAATAACAAGCAATCCCAAGTTCTTACAGATGAAAAGATATCATTGTAATTACATTTACAGTCATATCCCATTGTGATAATCAGTTCCAAGAATTTCATCTTGTCATCAAGTTCGTCAACCAGAACAGTATCGATGATGTTGTAGTCAATGAATCGATTCCAATCATTCTCATAGAACTCGCGGAATGTTTCGTATCCACTTTCCAATTTCTTCTTACCAAGTTCTACCTCGGCAATGTAATCAAGTCGATAACTTTCTTGGAAAGTATAAGTAAACTTTTTGTACAAATCCATGTAGTCAAGTTGAATGATACCCTTCATATCAACCTTCAACAATTCACGATTGTTGTGACCCTTGATGACTTTCTTCCTAGTCATCCCATATGGACTGAGATTGTTCTTCGCGTTGTTACCAAACATTCTGTCGATTCTACCAACCAAATATGGCATATCGAATAGTTCTAGGTTCCATCCAGTAACTACATCGGGATAGTCTTGTGCCCACCATGTCATGAATTTTTCCAACAAGTCATACTCATCGGAACAATAAGTGTAAGTGACATTAAGGTCTTTTGTTTCTTCGCCAGGCTTCCACTCACCCGAACCCCAAGTAAAGATTTCCTTGGTATAATTATCTACGAGTGTAATAAGAAGAACCTCTTCGATAGGATTCTCCGTATCTGGGAAACCGTGTTCGGCAGTTGTCTCAATATCAATTGAGAAAATCCGCATCTTACTGAGGTCAAACTCAATATCTTGCGGATACATAGAAGACAAATACTGATAGGTCAAATCAGTTTGACCATAGATGGGGTAGTTATCTACCTTAGAGTATTTGTCTAGGAATTCTTTGCAGTCGCCATTATCTCCAAACTGAATTGGTTTTAGATAATGACCATCAATGTTAGTAAATTCAGAAGGTTCATTACTTCTGACATACAAGGTTGGTTGAAATGGATGTTTTTCAGTAAAACGCTCACCATTCCTCACTCCACGAGTAAGGATGGAATTTCCATATTGCCACGCATAAGTATAAAAATTAGACATAATAAAACCGATTCATCATTTATAGGATAGTATACACGAATGTGTATCAGAAGTCAAGCAATTTATCCAGTAAATTTCGGTTTTGTTTTCATCTCTGTAGATTGGGTGTGAGTAAATTTAGCTTGCCACTCTTTCACCAAATCTTCTTTGGGTTCAAAGATATACTCTAGTTGTCCATATGGAACAAAAATTACACCTTTACTTGCTGGTGACTGTGGAACAAATGCTATTTTAAACTGACCTTGTTTTCCTTCTGCTGGAATATATTTGATGTTAGCAGGGTTAGTAATCATATACCTACCACCTTGGTCATCCTTTTGCAGATAACAAATCATTTCTTCCATACCAGAACATTTAATGCCACAAATTTGTGTTGGAGCATCTTCAGTTTGTTCGCGTGTAATCTCCTCTGGTGGAATGTCCACTTTTTCTTCAGCGATTACTTTTTTTTCACTTTTCTTTTTTGTCATAACAATCCTCTAATAATTAAAGTGGGGGGCGATGCCCCCCTGTTGGTTACTTGGTTGCAATTTTAATTGTTTGCGGTTTCTTCTCTTCTGGAATAATATTCTTCAGAGCAACTCTAAGAATTCCGTCTGTCAACTTCGCGCCATCTACAACAACTGTGTCAGCGAGACTCCATGACTTTTTGAATTTTCTTTCGGCAATGCCTTGATGAATGTAATCAGTTTCTTCAGAAGACTCTTGATTCCCCTCAACAGTAAGCGTACCGTCCTTAACCTCAACAGTCAAATCGGATTCTTTAAATCCAGCGAGAGCCATTTGAATCTCGTAGTTTTCGTCATCCAATTTTTCGATGTTGAAAGGTGGGTATGAATTCACATTCAACTCAAAGTTCTGGTTGAGTAAATCAATCACTCTATCGAACCCTACGAATTGTCTGCGAATGTGTGGAAATGCAGAGACAAGATTGTCCCAATGCGCTTGTGTGCTTAATGTGTTCATGTTTTCCTCCTTATTAAGCGAGTTAAAGTGTAGACCTCACCCGAGCATCTACTCCTATATTTATATAATATGGGGACTATTTTTCAAAAGTCAAGCAAAATATTTTATTTTTTTGCAAGTAAACTCAATGGTTGTGATGTAGACCTGTCAATTAATATAACAGCATTTTCGTCTTTCCCCATAATACAATTTACATAATCTACATCCGCACCGCGTACACGATACTTAGCAGTCATGTTACCCCTAAAGGTTTTGATTCCTCGTAATTGACCGAATCCACCTGTTTGGGATTTAATTTCTTTTTTGCAGAGTGCATGGAGTTTACCATTTTTATCTGCGAGTGCCTCAACGGGCACAAATAAAGCCATTGCGACCACGCCAAGGGTCACTAATTTTTTCATAAGATTTCTCCTAGATTAAGGTTATCGTTTTCTCCCGATATTGTATTTCGTTACGAGAGTCCATTCATCTTTCTCTTTGAAAGAAAGAATTTTTATCTGACTCATAGGAGCCAGTTCTTCTTCAATAGACTTATCCAGAATTTTTACTAAACCCCAATCGCTCAGCAGTTTAGCAATTGCGTTCCTTCTTTTTAAGTCATTTTCAGTCAAGTCAGCTTCCTTGCCATCTAGCGCAAAAAGCTCCTTGAAATGCGTAATAAAATATCTACCTTGTTTATGGAGAATATGGCAAGACTGATATAATGTCTTGTCTTTTTTAGATGCCACTCCAATGCGTGACAAAGTTTCCCTTACCTTTAGGAAGTCATCTTCCTTTTCTAAAATAATTTCTACTGGTTTGTAATCGGGAAAGTCAATGTCGAAAAACTCATCCACCATGATAATACCTTCATAATTTTGTTAATTTATATGAAAGTATTTATGATTTCCTTATTTTCCACCTTTGTTTAAAAGTTTTTTTATCTCCACAATGTCTTCGTCACTGAGAATACGCAATACCTCTTGTGCTCGAACATTACTATAACCAAAGTATTCCTTGATAATCTCTAGGTTTTCTTCCTTCTCTGCCTTCAACCATTTATTAAATCTTTTCTTTTTACGAACAAAACCCTGTAAGAAATCATACTGAAGTTTTGCATCCAAGTGTGGTCTAGCATTCATTTCATTAGCTGCCACAACCGTATCAATGCCATGAGACAATGACTTGTTTATAATGAAAGCATTGTACTGTTTCTCAGACCAATCATCCACCATAAGATTCTCTTTGCTGTAGTTAATACTGTTCGCAAAGTCAAAAGGACTGATTGCTTTTTTCTTTACCTTGAACTCTTCAGCATCATAGGTCTTTACTGGTTCACCTAATCCTTCAATCATTTAAATTCAACACTCGCCATGATATCAGTTAGACACGCGGTCAAGTTAATCTCTTGGTCTGCCACAAATGCACTCTTGTACTGGTAGTCAGCAATCAATAGTACCAAGTGGGGTACTTGTTTCACCTTATCGATAAGAGCATCATAGACCTTCCTGTAGACACCTTGTGGGTCATTGTCAACATTGTTGACTACCCATTGTC